AGATTTTAATTCTTTTACATTCGCTTGGAACAACTCTTTGCTAATTAGTTTTTTAGCATAAAGATTTTCTAAATTTTTTAAAGTATCTTCAATCTCTTTCCTTTCGGCTTCTGCTTGTCCTTCAACTTTACTTGGTCGTACTCTTTCTAATGATTTTTTCTTGGCAATTCTTAAATCAATTATTTCTTGTCGTTTCTGCATTTTTACTTCCCTAACTTTTCTAATATTGGCTGGTAAATCAGCTTCGGTTACAACTTTTAATACTTCTTCCATAGAAGTTTCAGTATCTAAAGGAGAACCCATTAAAGTAGCCAATACATAGTAAGAACAAGGTTTACCATCATCTTTTTTGTTAGGAGCAACTAATATTTTAAAAATTATATTATCGTCTGAACTATAACCAGCTCTACGCATATCTTCAACCGTTTCGTTTAAGTTCATTATTTCTGACTTTTTTACTACTCCAGTATCTATAATACTACCAATAGCAACTCTCATATTAAGGTTGTTATCAAAAAAAGCAACTTGGTCTTGCAACATCCACCAGTTAATATCCTTTAAATCCTTTGTAGGAATATTAAAAGGGTCAAAACAAACAGTAGAAACTGGTTTTGGTGCTGGTGCTGGTGTAGGCGTTGGGGTAGCATCTAATATAGAAGCTATAACAACATCAACCTCTGTTACTTTAATTGTATATAATGGTTTCCCTTTATACAATTGAAATAAATTAGCAGAAGTCCACTTTTGAGCATCTTGCCAACTCCAACCTAATTTACGTTTTTTAGATAGTTTGTAAACACGCTTCGCTAATATACCGAAAATCCTTAACGAATAATTTTTTTTCATTTGTCTTAACCTTGATATTTTCTATATTTTTTTATAGTCGATAATGATAATCCAAAATGTTCACTTGCTTTTGCACTTGTAGTAGTTATACAATGCTCTGCAATTTGAAGTTTAAGTTCTTTAGTTAATGGGTGTACTTTCATTCCAGTATCGGTCATATCATTATCTTTACAATGATAGTTAATAGTTCCTCTGGAGCAATTTAATTCTTTTTGAATAGCACGATAGGATTTTCCTTCTGCTCTTAATGATAATACTTGATTTTTAAGGTGTCTTGGTCTTGCCATCTTGTTTGTTGTTATTAAGGTTATTGGTACAAATATAATAATAAAAGATAAAAAAAAGAGCATTTGCCCTTAATTTTACAATAAATATGTTTTATTAATTATGCAAATTTTATATTACTAGTAAAATTTGTTTTAAATGGATTATCTGCTATTGCAGTATCAGTATTTGCAAAAGGATTCTTAACTGAATAGTCAATTGGTTTAAATGTTATAGGGTCAAACTTCTTACCAAGCAATGCAGTAAACGGATTAACTTTTGGTGCTGGTGTAGGCGTTGTGTCTAAAACTTCATCATCTGTTGCATTATCTACAACAGTTGGTTTTTTGTTTGATATAGTAGAATATACAAAGTAACCTAAAGAGCCAACTAAAAAAGCTACTCCACCATATATTAAATATTTTTTATTTTCTGTTGTCATCATTGGTCATTTTATCTCATACCATTTCCAGAGGAGTACCTATCTGAATAATCTCCTTCTGAATCACGAACTGAAAAATCTGTTGATAGGTAGTTTCTAGTATTTGTAGTATTATTTGTATAAAGTGGCAAATCCATTGTTTGGTAAATTGGTAAATATGATTTATCTATTGGTATAATACCACTTGAAGCTAAAGCGTTTTCTGTTCCTAACTTTGGTCGTTCTTCATAAATTGGGTCTGGTGTAGTATTAACTCCTCCTTGTTGAACTGCAACTTCTGTTGGCACTCCAGTTCCAGCAGTTAATATTGGCAAATCCATTCCAGTTGGTAATCCAAGAAAAATTTGTTCTGGTTCATTAGTTGGTAATGGTGGCGTGTCATCTCCTATTGGTAAATTAAAAATCTTTTTTGGTTCATCTGCTAGTAAAGGCATTGCTAAATCTCCACGTTTAAATGGCATCCCTCCAGTTGTAGTTGCACCTCCAGTTGTAGTAGTTCCGCCAGTTGTAGTTGCACCTCCAGTTGTAGTAGATGTACCTACTTTTTTATTTTTATTTTTATATAATAAGAATAATGCTACTGCACCTCCAATTACAATATAATATTTTGCTTTCATAAGATTGTTTGTAAGAAATTATTTGTAAATATACTAATATATACTAAAACTTATTATTTATAAGAATAAAATAAACTGAACAATAGCAAAAGTAAATAATTCAAATTAATATATTCGTGATAATAGGCGTTTAATCTTTGTTACATTTATATAAATTTTGTAATTCTAAAAAACGTTGGTTTTGCATCTTATTATTATTCCAATTAACCGTTTCAGCATCTTCCTTATATTTTTTATTAATTTGATAAAATGCACTATACTGACTATGAATTTTATTCTGCAACCAATTTAGCACTTGCTCCTCTGTTTTTGTAGTAAAAGGTTTATGTCCTTTTGGTAAAGCTACTGACTGAACTATAACAACTTCAAGTGTTTCTTGTTTCATAATATTATTTTTTTAAATTATTCCCCTAAAAATTTAATTCCTAATTCTTTATTTTTAATTACTCTGATTTAAATTTTACATTATATTTATCCATAATTTGTTCTAATTCAAAAAGTCTTTTGACACCAACATTATGGAATAAAAGAATTTCGTATTTTTTAAATTCTGAAATTTCATCTAAATAAATTATTTCAGCAGTTTTAAAAAAATTTAAAAGTCTTTTAGGCATATCAATATTTCTAACAGATATTCTTTCAACCTTAACACAATCCCTTTGTATTTTCTCGTTAATTGCTTTTGCAATAAATTTCCCTAATTCATTTTGAAAATGCTCTGCTACTTCCTTACCTTCTTTTTCTTCGGTATCGGAATTGTAACCACAAACTATTAAAATAAGTTCACGAATACCATCTGGTCGGTTTGCCCAAATGTAAGTACCTAAATCATCTCCTTGATAATTTGCACTACCTATAAAATCTATAATTTCTTGTTTCATTATTTCTTGGTTTTTAAATTTCTAATTTGTTGTTGTAACTCTCTCCTTTTATCAACGATGCTTTCATCATTGCAACCCAGCAACATAAGTTTGTCAAGTTGCTTATTAACATCTTTTAATTGCAGTCGTAATTCTTGTATTGTAAGTTCCATAATTATATTTTTCTAATTAAATCAGCTACATTTTGCCAATCAACTACACTTGCAGTTAATTTGTTTTTATACAATAAGCGTAAAGCATCTATTGTAGTATCAACCCTTATTTGTTTTGCAGTTATAAGTTTTGCTGGTTTGATAGGCAGTTTGTCTGTCAATTCCCATTCAATAACAACTCTACCAGTAATATTACATTTTCTCTCATCCTTTTCATACACTACTCCTAAATCCCTTAATTGAGATAATAGTTTCCAAGCGTGTTTTACTTTAATTCCGTTTTTGTCAATGTAGTCTTGTAATTCACCAGCAGTACAAGGTGAAGAATGTAACATAGCATAATGCGTTGCTAATCTTAATTTTGATAATAACCCTTGTGCTTTAATTTGATTATAACAATCAATTGATGTTTGTCTTGCCATTTTTTTTTAATTAGTAGTTCATTGGTACAAATGTATTAAAGTGTTTTGGTTTAAGTTTATTTAATATGTTAAATTTTTCATAATTTTTATTTTACCCAGTTTTGTTAAACTTATTTTCCAACAAATATCTTACTGCTCAAAAAAACCCCCTCAATTCCCTTACTTTTTCCCAAGTTATTCCCAAGTTATTCCCACGAAAAAAAAAGTTATTCCCACGAATTTCCCAAATAAAAATGTAACTCCTTCATTCCCAGCACTAAAAGTTCCAAGTTTTTCCCACGAAAAAAAAAGTTTTTCCCAAGTTATTCCCACGAAGTTCCCAAACAGTAACAATTCTTTTCTAAATTTGTTACAGAAAATCAACTTATAGGTTTACTTTTCTAAACAAAAATGTTTATTCCCTACTTAACCCCAAAACGTTTGATTTAAGCAACGATAATTTATTTAACCCCCCAGAGGTTAGAAAACATAAAACGATTAATTCTACCCCCACAGATTTAATCTAGTAGGCATTTAAAAAAAAGTTATTACATTTGCAATGTTTAGAATCAGAAAAAACCATCAGCACCCATAGTTTGTTTTAGTAGTTCATTACAATCTTCCCTCAACGCTGGTGGTTTTTTTATTCCTTGACTTCAAATAAGGCGATTTAAGACTATATTTCTAATCGAGTGGTATATGATTATATCAAAACCTTTTTTTATTTAAAACAGACGAGTTTTTATAGGTAAGAAGTATATCAGTATATATTAAGGCAAAACGTATATCGATATGGTATTATCTTGGAGCAGTTTGTCATTCTCTTTTTTTTATTCTAAAATTCTTTTTAATATTTCCTTTAACATTTTATTAACATTTACAGTATGTGTTGTGGGGGGGGGGTAGTTTCTTCTTCTCCCTCCTCCCCTCTTCT